GTTATCGATGAGCATAAACAAATCATTAAACCTAATGCTCCTAAAGGTATTCCTGTCGATTTAAAGGTAGGAGATATGTTCAAAAAGCTTTTGAAAGTAAAACATCAGAAGTTGAGAACATACTAGAAGAGCATGTGTTTAAAGCAGCAATGAAATTTTTAAAGTAATGGCAGCAATAGGAATAGAAACAGGTAAAGCAATATATCATATTTTGTCAAACGATTCTACTTTAACAACTTTAGTAGGTCAAAATATACAACCTAGCGCAATGTACACCTCTAGTCCAAACAGAGGTATTTATTACGATATATTAAGTGTTGACAATGAAAACACAAAAACAACAGCAAAAGCTGAGTTGACTAAGGTGACAGTACAAATTGAATGTTTTATGCCTGACTATTTAGGAGCAACAAAAGTAGCAGCTAAAACACAAGATTTATTAGATAAAATAGCTGAGGGGACTTACAATACTATTAAAATTCAAAGTTGTGTATTAGACTCTCAGACAACAGATTTCGATGCAGATAACAAATATTATTACATTGAAAGTACATATAGATTAAGAATAATTGATTAAACACAAACACAAAAACAAAGAAAAATGGCAATACAAAATGCAACAAATGTCGTACTAAGTGTAACAACAGCATCAGGCAAAGAGCCTATAGCACACTGTACATCAGCATCATTATCAGTAAGTATGGATTTAAGAGATTCAACTACTAAAGATTCGGGCGGATTTCAAGCAAATTTAGCTGGTCTAAAATCATTTGAATTATCAGGTGAGGGGTTTGTTCAAATAGATGGCGTGAGTGGTAAAGCAGATTCTGAAGAATTATTTACAACTATGATGACTGGTACAGCTGTCGAGTGTGACTTTGGTTTATCTGGTATGCTTTACAGAGGTGATGGTATTATAACATCATTTTCAGTAGATGCTGGAGTTGAAGAGAACGCAACTTACTCAATCACCATAACAGGTACAGGCGCACTTACTCAGAATCCATCATAAATATTAACTTTTAAATCCTTTAATTATGGCAATTACAAACGCATCGGATTTATTGGTTTACGCTAAGACAACTGACTCTGTAAAACAAATCACTAGAATTAGAGTATTAGATACTCTCCCTTTGGTAGATTTCGAAACATTACAAGAACTAACATTGAGCAATGTGACAAACGCATCAGGAGCAGTTTTTAATGATATATCTGATGCTATTTCAAATAATAATGGTGATTCTGTTGTTGGATCAATAGCTGCTGAATTAGTATCAAATTATGGTTATCAGTATACAGATGGTTTTCAAACTAAAACAGATGGTAATTACAAATATTTGGATGTGACAAATGGTGCAACAGGTATAGTGCCTACATTACAAATAACAAGTGGAACTGCTACTTTAGCTGATAATGCTGTTGTTATATCAATAGAAACACCAGGCTCATCAGAAGTATTTGATCCTGTATCATTTGGTACAAACGCTTCGTTCAGTTCAACTGTTGAAACAAGAGATATCACACACAAAGATAGTGGCGGTTTCACAGAAGTAATGTCAAGCACAAAGTCTTTTGAAATATCCAGTGAATCATTACAATCAATAAATCCTGATACACCTTTGGATGGGACAGATTTTTTTCATGAACTAAAAGAAAGAGATAAAGTTAAATTAGCTTTCTCTGATAGAATTAGAAACATCATCAGGACTAATCTAACTCAAAGTGGTGTTGACGGGTTTAGTATTTTTTTTGCAGCTCAAGTAGAACAAACAAACTTACAACCTGATCCTTTTGGGGGTAATACAGCAAGTAAAATAAAAATAGTGACAACTACTACTTTTAATGGTTTGCAATATAGTATACCTAGTTCTAGGATAGAGGATAGATTTGTTACTTGGACTTTTTATGTGAAAGGTGACCCTAACAGTCCAAATAATGACGAGGCTACTTTTTACGCAAATAATGGGTCAGATTTACCTATTAGTAGTGTAGAAATATTAAGTGGTGACGGAAATATTTCTAATTTAACATCTTCTAGTGTTAAAAAAATAAATGGCTTAAATACAGGTGCTAATAACGTTGCTTCAAATTGGACAAGAGTAAGGGTTACATATAATGTGCAAGGTGGCTCAGCAAACCAAAATACTGATTTTAAATTAGTACCAGGCTCAGCTAATGCACAAGTAGCTAATGATATTATATATGTATCATCTTGGCAAATAGAATTTTCAGATCAAGCAACTGATTATCAAGACCCCACTACCATAAAAAGTTTTCAAGGTGAAGCTTTAGTTACTAGCGTTAATTATGATGCTGGTGTTGAAGATAATCTTACTTGTTCAGCTACATTTACAGGTACAGGAGATATATTTATTAACGGGCTAGGCCCTGAGTTAATTGGTGATACACAGTTTGATTTGGGTACAGTTGGTACTGATACAGGTGCTTATTGGAACAAATCATCAACTTCAATAATTGAAAATGGTTATGGTAAAATTATTGCTACTAATCAAGATACAAGTATTTTTAAAGATGGCATTTTAATACAAGGTGACACATATTTACTAACATACAGAGTTCACGATAATGGTTCTAATAGTGGTAATATAGCTATTGATGATGCTTACAGCACTACTAATATTTTAGTTTTACCAAAAACACCAGGTCAAACACATAAAGTTGTTTTTGTAGCAGCAGACCCTGATTTAGTTATAACAAATGCCTCTGATACAGGAACAACTAATATTTGGCTAAGTTCAATATCACTAAAGAAATTTTTTTAAATGGAAAAAGTTGAAATAGGCGGTCAAAAAAGACCGATTAGATTTAGTTATCTAGCATTAAAAGAAATTTGCAATGATTGTAAATTAAAACTTAATGAGATTGATAAACTAGGTAGTGAGATTAATCATATAGGCATTATTGCTTACTATGGTCTTAAATACGGAGCTAAAAAAAATGGAGAGCAGTTTAAATACAAAGTTGCAGACATTGAGGATTGGTTAGACAATGAAGACTTTTCTAAAGTAAATGAAATATTTGAAGCATTTAAAATAGATCAACCCCAAAAAAAGGGAAAGCAGTAGAGGGCGAGGAGTTAGATGCTGAAGAGTTCACTTGGGATAAGCTAGAACAACAAGGATTAGGAACGCTGAGCATGACTATAGATGAACTGTATGATTTGACACCCCGCTCTTTTTCAAATAAAATGATTGGCTACAGACAAAGAGAGGAGATGATTATGCAGAATCATTGGGAACAAACTAGAATGATAGTACACTCATGTTTGTCACCACACCTTAAACGTAAAATGAAGCCTACAGAGTTGATGCCTTTTGATTGGGATAGCAAGAAAATAGTAAAGAAAAAAATTGCTAGTCAAGAAGAAATACAAGAAGTTATTAAAAGATATAGTCAGAAAAAAATTGTAAATGGGACTTAAAAAGGCAACAGTAAAACTTGGCGCAGATATTAGCGAGTTTACAAATAAGATGCAAAAAGCATCACGAAGCTTTAAAAAGATGGGTAAAAACATCCAAAGAGCTGGTAAAACTATGAGCATGAGCTTGACTGCGCCTTTGACTGCATTTGCTGCCGCATCTATAAAAGCATTTGACACGCAAGCCAAAGCAGAGGCAAAATTAATGACTGCTTTACATGGCAACAAAAAAGCTTTTGACAATTTAACCAAGTCTGCAAGAGCTTTACAAAATGTTACTACATTTGGTGATGAGGAAATAATTGCACAACAAGCCTATTTGGCGTCATTAGGTTTAACTACAGATCAAATAAAAGAGGTAATAGCTGCCTCTATGGATTTAGCTGCTGGTACAGGTCAAACACTTGAATTTGGTGTTAGAAATTTAGCAAAAACTTTTGGTGGACTTACAGGTGAGCTTGGCGAAAGCATACCAGCACTTAAAAACTTAACTAAAGAACAGTTAATGGCTGGTGAAGCTGTTGACGTTGTAGCAAAACAATTTAAAGGACAAGCTGAAGCAGCTGCGCAAGCTGGTGCTGGAGGACTAAAACAATTATCAAACAGATTTGGTGACTTAATGGAAAAAATAGGTGAGTTGTTATTACCTATTTTAAATAAATTAGTTTCTTTTTTAGATTCAACTATAACATCTTTTAAC